ATCTTACCTAGTTTTTTGTATGCTGTTGTAATCTTTCCATCTTTAATTGGTGATGCCATTATAATATCATTCCTTTGAATTGTCTTATTTCAGAAACAATGTCTGTTGATCCATTGTGATAAACCATGCACGAAATTGGTGTGTCTGGTTTAGCATTAAAGTACCATGAGAGTGTAAACTGTACAGATTCTACATCTGCTGGAATAGCGTATGTATTTGTTCCAGTGGTATCGTTTTTACCTTTATAGTCTCTTGAGTAGTTCATCTTTACATATGTTGGTCTACCTGTTTTAGGTAAGGTCAAATGTAGTTGTGCTTCCCAAAAGCATTTACCTGCTTCTGTAGGAACAATTGCATCTTTTCCATTTAATATCATTGGCTGCCATTTTTTAGGTTTAAATGATTGTTTTACCTTATCATCTTTTTCTTGAATATACATTCCCATTTATTGTCTCCTAATAAATAAAATAGAGGGCAGATTTCTCCACCCTCTACAATTATACTATCTTATTATCCCCAGACAGTTGCTGCTCCTGCTGGAACTGAGACTGTTGCCCCTGTTGGGTTTGCAGTCTTTTTTGTTAGATATACTCCTAGATCTGTTGCATCAATTTCATATGCATGACCATTAGAGCCATCATTTTTCTTAAATTCACGGTACTTTAATTTACCTTGAACAATTACCTTATCTCCCTTTTTTAAAGTTGATGCGGCATATTCTCCTAGGCTTTTCCAAACGGCTACATCGTAAAAATTAGTGTCTCCGTCTTTCCACCCACCATTGCCGTCAGACATTCTATCTGTACACGCAATGCGTAATTTTGTTAATGAACCCTTTTCAAATGTTTTTACTTCTGGATCCTTAACTAGATTTCCAACTGCTGTTATTACTTGTGGCATTATTTTCTCCTTCTTCTCTGTGCTCTATCTTCTGCTGTTTCTAAATCTAGTACTGGGTCAATTGCCACAACCGCTCCTAGACTTTCAAGTGCTTTCTTTACATTCATCATGTATTGAACGCACTTAAATCTTTCTGATTCAGAATAGTGTCTCCACTGACTCTCATAGAATCTAATAGTTAAAAAAGTATCGTAGTCAACAATTGCCGCTCTAAACTCTTTAGGTGCTGGAATAGACTTAAATGCTTTTTGCATTTGCTGCGTATACATCATTTTGATTTATCCAATGTTATTCCAGACCACACTTTAAACCAAATATCATTATCTTTATGTTTATTAAATTCTTTAGATATTTTTCCATTTTCAAAATAAACTCCACCCCATACGCCCCATTCTTGATTGCTTACGGCATATGCCAAACATTGTCTTTGTGCTGGACATTGAGAACATAAAGAATCTACACCTTCTGCTACTATTGAATCTTCTTCATATTTTTCAAAAAATAAGTTTGTATCCATATTGATACATGATCTATCTTCACTAAACTTGTACATGTGTTAGGAACCTATCTGGAATATTCCACACACCATACTCAGACATATTATATACATATTGAGTCTTCCACTTACCATCTTTAAAGATACCATTTTTTGTATAGTATCCATCATCGTCAGTTAGTATTAATACAGACCAACTATCCCAAGACATGTTTGGGTTAGACTCTACAATTTTTTCCATCTCTTGAATGCTATTAATCCTCATCATCTTCTCCATCTTGTCCTACTTGTGTAAACATTGCCACTATGCCAACTATTATATTAAAAATACCCATTAATATAAATCCTAGTTGATTAGTATAGTATCCATACAATATATATATTACTTGTACAGATACCCACAATAATATTGTTAGCATGATAGTTCTTATAAAAGTTTTAGAAAACAAAAGAATTACTGATAGTAATGATAATGCGTTAACCATGAATATTATTAACGACCATATGTTAGTATCTAAAGATTCCAACCTCTACCCCTTCTATTTGTTGTGCTGCTTTGCACATTCTTGAAGTAGGATCGTTTGGTAAACTAAAGTAGGCAAAGTAATTGACATTTACAAGATTTTCAGCAACCCAACTATGTGTTACTTTGTAAAAAGATATTTTAAATCCTTTTAGTTTTAAAAAATGTTCTGATGAATTACAGAATGCAGCAGTAAAACTATTAATTTTATGTGGGCCAAGAGACCAAACTTGAATTTCTGAATCAACGGTTGGATTTGAAAGAGCAACACCCATTGCTCTCATAAAAATCTCGTAGTCAGTGAAACCTTTGGTTCCCTCAACTGCAATAATCATTTATATCTCAATCTTTCTTGTTGTCTTATTGTCAACCTTGCCGTCAACAACGTCTGCATAATATATCCTATTATCATACACCCACTGAGCCTGGTTGTCAACTATGTCTATATTAATAAATTCAACGTTATTTTTTTTATTTTTTCTTTCTATTAAAAAAACTACAACTTGAACAAAAACTAATGATGATAAAAATAAAATTCTAAAAATATCTGAGTTCATTATCTACCACGAAGTTTATCTATGATCTTAATAAAGTTATTCATTTCTTTATCGGATAGGCTAAATACGTCTATAGGGATTGCATTTTCTATATCTAGATCCCCATCTTCTTTAAGTTTTGAAGAGTATACTTGATTATTTTTAATCCAATATGCCTTATCATTAAAGAAAGCAACGCTAGTTTTATTTTTATTTCCATAGATTGACATTTGAGTTTGTCTATTTTCTTTAATAAAATTACTTTGTGGCGTCTGTAGTATTTGATCTACTGTCTGCAATTGACTGAATTTCTGATATTCTTTTTTCAGTAGTTGCCTTATAAAGTAAATATTCATACTCAAGTTGACTGCACTTGTTCCTGTAATAATTAAGCATAACTTGTACAGTATCTGCAGGTATTGTATTTTCATTCATTACAACTCCGTTTCTTTATAATAATTTTACACTAGTTGAGGTTAGTTGTCAAGATATTTACGTAATGAAAAAGGTGAATCGTACCAAGTTGAATCGTTAGACTTTTGTGCTCTAATTCTCATAATTGCATTTCTTTTTGATTTAGCCCAAGAATAACCTGAGTCTCCGCCCCAAAGAAGCCAAGCGATCTTTCCATTAGATGGTCTTTCTGCATTGTCCCAATCTTTACCTTGCTTATCTACTTCATGACGAGAGAAAAATGAATACATTCTTAATACAGTGTCTGGGCTTAATTCTGTTCTATTAGACAAATCTCTTGCACGAGCAACGCCAACTGCTGTACCGCCTCTTCCAAATTTACGTCTTAATTCTAATCCTCTTTTAGCATTATTTGCCATTGACTCTGTAGGTTTTAAATCTAAACTTTCCATTGATGCTTTTGACATATCGTCATTCATCATATCTTCTTCACCATCATTTGAAGCATTAACATATTTATCTGGAATTACTGCAAATCTACAATTACCTTCTTCTTCAATTGGCATATCTAGTATGGCACATGCTACAGAAGATTTGTGCAATGCACAATTACCACATTTTACACCTATTGATGCATTTTCATTATTTTGACCATCTACATATCCAACCCAAATTCCATTTGTTTTATCTAGTGGTCCAACTTTTTCTGATAAGGCTAATAAAGAATCTGCCAACGCTCTTTCATCATTTGATAATTCATCATATAGGGGTTTGCCTTCCCACATATCTTCTTTAATCATATTAAAATAACGACCTTATTTGATCTACAATCCTTTTTTTAACTGGAACACAATTAGGAACCATTCTTCCACCTTTTCCTGGTTTCATACCACGCTGAACATATCCATCCCAACATGGTGATTTTTTATCTACTTCTTCTTCGTAAGAAGCCTCCATATGATCTGGACAATTTTGTGGACTTGGACAGTCCTCTAGTGAATGTGGGTAAGACTGTGGAACATTTTCATTTGTAATAATGCTTCCATCAACTTTTTTACTATCTGACTCAGCAGCATACAAGGCTCTTTGTTGTTCTATAGCCTTTTTACGTGAGGAATGGCAGCCTTTTGAGCCCTCTGGGCCCACTACTGCATAACCCTTGCAACCACCATAGTTTCTTTTAATATCGTAAGGCATATTTAAATTATATCATTATTGTAGTGATATAGCATATTTTCCAAAAACATTCTTTCTTCTTCTTTTAAACTATCAAGTATAGATGGATAGTCTACATCTTCTTTTAACATTACCATTGGTCCGCTTTCTTCAAATACTATTTCTACATACTCCTGTTTCCATAGATTAAAGGCTATTTGATTTATAAACTTCATATGTTCTTCAAAGAATTCTGGAATTAACTCCTTCATTTTAGGGGTTATACAGTATGTAAAAGAGTCAGATTCTTTATCATACCCCGCAATTTCTAAGGCACCAATTTCAACCATTAGGTTTATAAATGCCATTACTCTCTCTTCTTCTTCTGAAGTGTACTCGTCTGGACTCATAGTAGTCTAAATCCACCGTCCCATCCACCAATCTTTCCTCTAATTTTTTCTTTTTCAAATCCAAAATCATCGTCATCGTCTACAGAATCTGAATCTACCCCACCTCTAGCCCAAGTGTGAACATCTATTTCTTTTACTCTATCTCTTTGTGCTCTACTAATTGCATTATAAACTGATCCACACATTGCGTCAGCCAAATCTTTAGATTTCTTTCTAGGGTGATCAACTCTGTTATTATTCATTATTCTTAATTCTAAAAGTTCCTCAAGTAATATATCTATATGAGGTGCCTCAACTCTTTCTTCGTAAACCAACATTGCTAAATCTTCGTAATGCTTTTTAGCAACTGACAAAGTTTCTGTTCTAATTCCTACTTGCTTTAATTCATTTTGAATATCAAATGATTGCCAGCGATCAAAAGTAACTAATCCTAAATTAAATCCAGATCTTCTTAAATCTATAATCCAATTTTTAACTTCACTTAAGTCTACTGGGCCCTCACGCTTTGGCTCCCACCAGGCAATAGCATCCACAACCACCAATGGCATAACTTGTTCGTAGTTATTAAAAGACTGAACGCTTACCCATTTTTCAACATGTGCAATTGAAACTGCACACTTGTCATGTTTTTGTGCCAAGTCGGCATGAACAAAATATTCTACATCTTCTTTAGGTTTAAAATTTAAATCAAATCTTCTACTGTTATCAATTGGGTTATGTCTTGATAATGCCTTTTCTACTTTAGATCTATCCTTAAAAAATGCATCTGATGATACTGTTGGCATGCAAGCAAAACGCATAAGAGCATCTGATTGATCTGTAAAAAATGCAATTTTAAAATCTTCAATACTTCTAGTTGGATTCATTTCCCAGGTTGGTCTACGTAGTGCAAATACTCCAGGATATTTATAACTAATTATGTTGTCTTCTTCCCACTCAATAGTAAACTTATTGGTTGGATCTTCTTCAGATAACGCTGGATTTATAACAAACTCATGACTTCTAATTCCTGTTTCTTTTTCTGCTACCACATCTTCATATCTTTGTGATATAAAATCTCCCTTATACCTAGGAAAAGAAAGAAGGATTACTTTACCAAAATCTGGAAAGCGAGAGTCCACAGAACCTCTAAATGCTTTGTATAAATTATCTGCTGTTTTTCCTTGATCATTTCCTCCAGCATTTTCCATCGCAAATCCAGATATTTCATCAAGTACTGCCAACATTAGGTTTAAACCTTCTGCTGACTCTCTTTCGGAGTGTCCTGAATATACTGTAATTGCTTTGTTAAACTCAATACTATCAACTTTTGGATCAGAATATTTACCAGCAAACCATGGAGATCCCTCTATTTTAGATTTAAAACCTTTAAAGAATACGTTCTTTGCTTGCTGTGCGTTTACCGCAACGTTAATTAAATCTATTGCATCGTTTGAGGGCTTGCCAAAATATCTAGAAGGGTCTTTAAGGCAAAGAAGTTTGTATACAATATAAGCACAACCAATAGTTGAGGTGTGATCTTTTCCACTACCCTTTCCACACATAAGAATAACTTCAGACTTGGTATATTTTTTATAATGCTCTCTTCCACTTTCTTTTCCTAGCCATCTTTCTACATCTTCTTGCTTATATATCTGACTCATGCACTCTACAAGTGTATATTGATACTCAGATAATTCTGGCATATTTAAATAATCTTTACTTCTTACAAATGTTTTAACATCTACTGGCATTTCTTCAAATGGACTTTCGTCAAGTGCTTCTATAAATTCACTAAAATCAATTGTTGTCAATTACAATCACCTCGGTTTGAATTTCAGAAAGCCTACGCATAATCTCTTCACGAACCTCTGGATGTTTTGAAGCAACTTCTTTTAATATCTTCATTAACACTTCTTGTTTTCTTTCCATTTCAATAATTTGTTCTGCTATTTCTTTGTTGTCTAACAGCCCTGCTTTTTGTAACATCTCAAGTCTTTTACTTTCAATATCTGCTATCAATTTGATAGCCTGAGTTTTTGCACCAAGGTTTGTATTTGTGTCTGCAACATCAATAACCTCATATGCTTTTTTAATTAAAGAAGAATAGTGTTGATCTGCTCCAGCAAGTGCTTCTTTTGCACGAGCATGTATGGCTTGATTGTTAGATGCCATCGCTCTCCAGTCGTTTAAGAGAGTCATTACTTTTGGTCTTGGGATATCCAACTGTCTAGATATCTCTGAGGCGTCTAAGCCCTTTAAATACTCTGTAGCAACACTGTTGACTAGGTCAAGGTGTTTTACTAAATCATTGTCGCTCATCTAATGTCCTTAATAATACTAGATATCCAATAAGATCTAAAATAGTATCCTCTGATGCATATTCTTTACCTTTATGTATTCTATTAAGTTTATCATCAATGCGAATATAAATTTGTTCTTTTGGGGTAGATTTACTAAATATATTAATAGGATGGCTATATGAACTACCATATGATTGATTCTTATTGATAAGTAGTTCTGCTATATCAAGACATTCATCTAATATCTTTCTACCCGCAGGTGCTTGGGTTGATATATCACGAATAAACTTCATGCGATCTTCAAGTTGTTTTTCAAAATCTGGATACTTATAGTCAGCCATTTCCCATTCCTTTCTTATATCCATCTGTAAATTTTGAAAATATATTAAGATGATGTACTACATCTACGTATCTATCTTCTTCTGTTTCTTCTCTTACCTCTATAGATAATTTTTCTCTTTTAAATGGTATGTACCAAACAAATGGATCTCCTCTTTTAACCACAACTTTTGTTTTTTCTGTATGCAAAACTATCTGAGGATTGGCAATATGATGCTTGTCCGTGTCTATAATTCCAGGCATTATAGAAAAGTCTTCGTTGTAATGAAAAAACAATGGCATTTGATATACCGAATATCCTTTGGGAGTTTTTATTCTCCACGGCATGTGTGCTTTTATAATAGCATTTACAGTCTTTCTGTAGTTATCTGGTACATAATCTAAAAATTGTTTATGAGTATGAAAACTCATTTTAAAATCTTCATGTGGCAATGTAAATCCTGGATTTTCTCCACCTTCAAATATCATGTCACACCAGGCTGGAATAATAAATCCTTGAGAAAACATATCTGGAAAAGATGGGCATACTTTTACATTTCTTACAACTTTAGGCTCATTTAAATAAGGCATGTCTTTCCACCATTGTGGAATAAATTTACTAGCAGGCTTTGGCCTACACTCTTCTATTCCAGCCAATCCTTCTACAGTTGTCCACAATTCAATATTGTTATTTTTAAATTTCATCTTTTAGATTTCCTTAGTTTAAATTTTGCTAAGTAAACATATATTGTTTCAACCGAAGTAGAGCATTCCTTTGCTATATCTTGAGGAGTTTTTTTATCCACAACGTATCTCTTTCTAAGCCATGCCTCATTTGTATACAACTTCATTTTATCACTACCCCTTGCCCTTGTCAAGATTGTGTGGCTGATCAACAAGTTTATGCCAATTTTCTGAAGCGTACCAACCTATTGCTATTGAGTCAGCAACATCATCATCATCAACACTTAAATCAAACTGCATATTAACTTTACTTATAGTTCTTGCTTTTCTCATTTCTCTTTCTTTAGTTTTATAAAACGAATAAGATTTTTCTTCTCCGTATAAATCTTTAATTGCTTGCTTTTCTTCTTTTTTAAGTCTTCCATTTCCAATCCACGATTGCCATGATACTGGTGAACATGAAACAATTGGTGCCTTGTTGTACATTTGACTTGCTCCTAATATTGCTCCTTGAACAAGAGAAAGTGTAATTGCAGTATTTTGAGAATTAGTATATATTGCAGATTCTATAACTATTGCATCAATCTTATAGTCTTTAAGAAATGCTGATATTTTTTTAGTAGCATCTCCAGTTCTTTCATATACATGGTTACCATGAAAATTAACTTTTCCATATTGAATTAACTTTCTTTCTGAGAATAGAGAAAATGCCATTGAGTTAGTTGATGCATCAATAGCAAGTATTATTGTAGGATTACCTATGTACCTTAATTTATTTTTGCTCATAATCAAAAAATTCCTTTATCTCTTTTAAGGTTTTGTCAACCTTTTTGTTGTTAATAAGGCAGTTGTCACAAAAAGCATTTTCGTTATATATGCTAAGAATTTGTCCACAATCACCAGCACACTTTCTATCTTTTCCAATTCTTTCTTTTGCTTTATTTTGCTTATATCTTTTAGCAATGTTTTGTTTTGTTGCAAAAGATCTACATTCTGGATTACAATAAATTTGATTTTTGCTTTTTGTTTCAAAAGAGTTATCACACCACTGACAGTGTTTTAGTGTCATTCAAAATCTTTCCTCTTTTCGATTTTGATTACACCCTTTTCTCTAGAGTCGCAAACCTTTTCTACAGGACATGCCCCACACATCTTGGTGCCTTGTCTGGAGATTCTTTCTGGTAGTTGTTTATCGTCAAATGCTTTTTTAACTTTACGCATCCAATCGAACATTTTATTTACTTCATCAACATCTTCTTGAGTTGGAACAACTGGAATTGTTAATATCTCATGAGTATTTTTGTTTTCATAAACCAGTGCACCGATGGAATAATTTAAAATCTTCATATAGATTAACAACTGCATACGATTGCTGTCACTAGCAGAGTTAGTTTGCTTTCTATATTCAAACGCTCTTTCATTTGTAGTTTTAATTTCTACCAAAACATCTTGTTCGTCTATACTAAAAAGTCCATCACAGTATCCAAAAATCGGTGGATCATTGTAACTTACTTCGTTTTCAAACCATTTTACAATACCAGTTTTTTGTAATGCTAACCCAATTCTTTTATGACCATCTATTCCAGATAGCATATTTGCTATTCCTGGACCATCATTTTTAATTTCAGTTTCATTTCCTTCAAATGCTAAGTACCAATACCTAGGACAAGTTCCTTCATTCCACACTAATTTAGATGGAGCAAAAGATTTTTTCTTTTGAAAAGATGCTTTATCTAAAGCATTTAATATGTATCCATTATTGATTGCATCTGTAATCTTTTTTAAATCTACACTTCCTGTATCTACCTTTTTAATTATTTTTTGTAATAATGTTTTAGCCATTAGAAATTCCTCACGCTGTATTTAAGGGCATCGACAAGTTTGTCGGTTGCTTCTCTTATTGCATAGTACATATTCTTTTTAGATCTATCATCTTTTTTAACATGAGAATACCATGCTGCTAGCATAGCAAACTTTGCCGATTGTGCTTGTAACTGAGTTATTAATAAAGTTGCCTTTGCTGCGGGCACATCTGGATTTGCAATTAACTTAGCCACAATAGTAAGAGTTTTTGTAAACTCTTCATCTTGCATGTATTCGGACATCTCATTAAAAGATGTCAACTTGTTCAATAATTCTACTGTGTTTTCCATTACTCTTTTTCTCTTAACTGTTCAAATACTTCCCACTCAATTATAGCAAGTCTTACCTTTTTATGCCCAGATCCTAAAACTATCATTAAGGCAGGATTCTTTTTTCTATCTACCTTCATTGTGTCAGACACTATTTTAGCCCAAGAGTCTTGGCTAACGGAATAGGATTTAGAATATTCTTTGACATCTACCACGAAGTCATCCAATGATCCGTCAGCCTTGACTGGTCCTCTGCCTGAATTGCGATGTTGTTTTGCACCAATACGCTTTAGTTCTCCACGTTCGCTCATCAGTATCCCTTCTGTGGAAAAGTTACTTTAGATATATGCTTTTTAGTACACATCCAAGTAAGATCTCCTTTTTCTACATACATTCTTGCTTTTGGCACTATGTCTTTACACGTGTGACAAACAAATTTGCCAGGGTATACAGTATAGTTAGGTGTTAATTGTTGATTCAAGTTCTTTTAGTTTCTCTGGATTATCTTTTAGGTATTCAATTACTTTTGCTCTACCCTGCAATCTTTCACCAAGAACTGTATACCAAGCCCCACCCTTTTCGATGGTACCTAATAGTTCTGCAGTGTCTACAAGATCTGCTACCTTATCTACTCCAATGGTATCTCCATCAAAATAAAAATCATATTCTCCAGCAAGGAACCCTGGCCCAGTCTTATTAAAGTCAATATGCCAATTTACTTTTCTTCCTATTTTTCCTTCTATAAGTTTATCTCCTACTGTGATTTTTGATTTAAGAGCATTGTTATCTGAATCACTTGACCACAACTTAACTACTGTACTTGAGAAAAACTTGACTGCCAATCCACCTGTTGGCATGTGAGATGCATACATGGCACCAATATTATTTCTTAATTGTGATATCAATACCAGCAATGTTTGACCATCTTGATTATTGGCATAATTCAACATCTTAACAGCATTAGTCATATCTTTGGCTTCTGCACCAATTTGCTTTGTGTTTTCTAAAGCCTTTAGTTCATTAGAGTCTTTTTCAAAATAAATAGCGGGTAGTAATGCAGATATAGAATCTACTACTATAATATCTATCTTTGCTTTCATTAATTGAGTAGCAACATCTACCATATCATTAATAGTCTTAGCAGCAGAGTATACTAATTTATCTGTGTCTACCCCAAGTTTTTTAGCCCACTCTGGATCAAATGATTGCTCTGCATCTATCCATGCACACAACTTGCCTTCTTTTTGTGCTTCACCAATCATCTGTAAACAGAATGATGATTTACCAGCAGACTTATTGCCCCATACTAAAACTTGTCTTCCGTATGCAAAACCACCTTTGAGTGCATTGTTAAGACTAATGCTTGGTGTTTTTTGCTTGTGTAATTCTACATCTGTTGCGTTACTTAATCTTTTTCTTAAACTAGGATCTAGTTGTGATAAAAATTCTTCTATCTGTATTGACATTATTTATTTACCCCATTTAATATTAAAGAACCATCTTCTGACTTGCCAAATGTTATCTTAACGGCAGACCCTGGTTCGCACTTCATGTATCCCTCAGAAAATTGTCTAGGGAAAACTATTACTGGCTTCATGTCTCTATTGCTATCTACAACAACCATGCTTGCCATCTTTTTTCCAGCCTTAGTTACTCTTGGCTTAAATGATAGCACATAATGCTCTTCTCCGCCATACGGCAACGATTTATAATTTAAAAATTTAATTAAACTATTTGTAGTAAAGTTTTTAATTTCATCTATAATTATTGCTTCCATAATTCTGTTTGATCCAATTAAGAATATATATGTCTTACCTTGCTCTATTCTAGTTTCTTCATCATCAAATGCCCCGACCATTCCTGTTGCATCCATGATTTCAACACGTGACCATCCTTTTCCACGCTTAATATTTTTTACAACACCCATTAGAATAAAAGCACCTTGCTCATCGTAGTCTTCTATGTTATCAATGTATGCATAATAATGTGGAGGAACGCTTGTAGTAAACTCTGGAAGATTTAAATATTCATAAAGGTTTTCTTTAACTACAGTTTCTTTTCTAGGGTTGTCTGGAAATGCTAGTGCTCCAACTGCATCAAGTGCTTGAACGGCTCTAATATTGATCCCACTGCCCTTTTTAGAGGCTAATGCTGAGAACTCTGCATAAGACTTGTACGGCCTATATGCCATAATTTTTGAAGATACTCCGTCTGATATCCATTTAATTGAAGATAGTCCTACACGTATACCCTTGCCTTCAATTGAAAAGTCTGAGTCAGATTCATTAACGTGTGGAAGTTTAACAGAAATTCCCATACGTTTTGCTTCAATTAGATATTCTGTTCTTGCATCTTTGTCTTGTTCGTTCTTTAATAAGCAATACATAAATTCAATAGGATAGTAATATTTTAACCATGCCGTCCAGTATGAAAGCATTGAGTATGCAACAGCATGAGACTTGTTAAATGAGTACCCTGCGTGTGCTTCAAAATCTTGCCACAATCCTTCTGCAGCAAAAGGTGTAATATGCTTTTGAGCACCTACAATAAATCTGTCTTTAAACTGATCAAATTCTTTTGCGTCTTTCTTTTTACCAATAATCTTTCTAACCTTATCTGATTCTGACATGCTCATTCCACCAAGGTGAACGCAGGCTTGCATTACTTGCTCCTGATACAAAATACATCCATAAGTATCTTTTGTAAATTCTTGCATAATTGGATGAATATATTCAATCATAGCCTTACCATGTTTTCTAGATAGATATGTCTTTCCAATTGTATTCATAGCACCTGGTCTAACTAAAGCATTCGAAGCAGCCAATTCATCTAAATTAGATACCCCCATTTTAACAAGTAAGTTGGTATAGGGGGTTGCTTCACATTGAAATACTCCTTTTGTTTTTCCATCTGAAAGCATTTCGTAAACATGTTTATCATCTAAAGGTATGTCATTTAAAACTATATTAATCTTATGTCTTTCTTTTATAGTTCTAATTGTTTCGTCAATTACAGTTAAAGTTTTTAATCCAAGTACGTCTAGTTTGATAAGTCCAATGTCTGCGGCTTCATTCATGTCAACTGCAACTACTGGTATTCTATCCTTTGTTCCTGGTGCTAATCTAGTTTCCATTGGAGCATATTTAAAAATAAAATCTTTTGCTGTAACAACTCCTGCTGCATGGATCCCTGTTCCACGAATTCTTCCACGTAGTTGCTCTCCGTACTTAACTACTTCTGGATACTTTAATCTAAACCATTGTGCTGACTTGCTAGTTGAAAAATCATCCCAATCATCAACTGTTTTTAAAACTTTATTAACATCAGATAAAGGAATGTTAAATGCCCTAGAAACATCTCTGACAATTCCCTTGCCTCTAAATTCTAAGAATGTGGCAATAGATGCAACATTTTTGTATTCATCTTCAAGATATCCCTTTAGTTCATCACGTCTATTATCTGCAATGTCAGAGTCGATGTCTGGAAAGTCATTACGTTCTGGGTTTACGAATCTAAAAAACAACAATCCATATTTAATTGGATCAACATCTGTAATGCCTAGTGCGTAGCAAACTAACGATCCTGCTGCTGATCCACGTCCTGGACCAACTAGGATTCCTTGTTCTTTTGCCCAATTGAGCATATTGCTTACAATCAAAAAATATGGTGCAAAATTCTTTTGTTTAATAATCTCTAATTCTTCCAATGACCTATTAACGTATTCAGGTAAATGATTTAGTTTTTTATCTATTAATCCTTTAATAACTAAATCTTCTAATGTTTTTTGTGGGTCGTCAACCTTGGTAGGAAGTAAGTCTAATCCAGATTTAATATCATAATCTTCTACTTTATCTGCTATCTCTAATGAGTTAGTATAAATATCTTCTCTTTGTATACCCTGCATATTCATAGCCTGTTTCATCTCTTCATATGAAAGCAAATGAATATCAAAAGATCTAAAAGACATTGATCTATCTGCACCATACAAATAATCAAGACGTTTCATGACGTCCTCTATCTTTTCAGACTTGTCATATGAAGAATCCTTTTGTAGTTTTGCATGGGTATTAAGCAACAACATTATTTCTTGAACTACCTTTTGATCGACTGTAGAGTGATGACAATCTGGTGTAACAACAGACTTTATGTCTAATGAGTCTGCAAATTCCAAAAGTTCTTTATTAAGTTCTTTAGAATTATGAGGCATAACCTCTACATAAAAATCATCACCAAATGTATTTTTAAACCAAGTTAATAGTCTTTTTGCTTCTGCATACTCCTTGAACTCCAAGGCTTTGGCAATCAATCCCGACATACATGCTGATAAAACAATCAAACCATCTTTATACTTTTCTAATACTTCAAAATCAATTCTAGGCTTTTTATAAAATCCTTCTGTCCATGCTATTTCATTTAGTCTATTTAAGTTTTCTAATCCTTGTTGGTTTTTAGCAAGAATAACAATATGGTTATATGTTAAATCTAATGGTCCATTTCTTTCTGACTTATCTCTTCTATCAAATCTATCATGAGTAATATATCCTTCTATACCAAGAATTGGCTTTATACCCTCGGCTTTTGCTGCACGATACATTGGACGATGTCCAGATAGTGCACCATGATCAGTAATGGCTATGGCAGTCATACCGTTTTGTTTTGCACGTTTGCAATACTCTTCTGGAGTTGCAACACCATCCATTAAAGAATAGTGTGTATGAACGTGTAATGGAACGTAATTCAAACCATAGCCTTTCTGATTAATTATCTCTTACCACTCTGCTGCTGCAGTTGTGGTTGGATTGCTAAATCCTAAATAGAATGATTCTTGTTCAGCATAAGGAAGATCACGAACAACCTTTTCTAAGTTAAAGGCCTCGTTTGATCCCCAATCAAATGTTTCTGAATCTTGTTTTCCTGGAAGTAAGACATAGTTTGTTTCTGTGCCTTTACCATTACGTTTTAATTTCCAGACCATATTACTGATACTTTGAGAGTCTGCTGCAAATTCACGGATTGTACTAAATGTAGCAGTCTTACTTACTCCCATGCTCCATACAGCAACCTTTGGCTGTTCGGTTCCATTGTCAACTAATACGTTGCAATAGAAGCGTAGACGTGCTCTCCATCCACTCTTTGGTTCTTTGCGAAACATTTCACAACCAAAACATCTGCCCTGGCTATCTGCTGTGCAGGCTGCTTTTCTTTTATAATCTTCTGGGTTTGTGTGTTCACTAATTACAATTGCAACTCCACGCTTTTCTTCATAATTTGGTGAGTCTGCATCTAATTCACTTACGAATCTAATTTGTACACTTTCTCCGTCATCTAGTTTAAGCCAGTTGACTTTTGCACCACTATTTTCTATCTTTGCCTTATCTAGTACTGCCTCTATATTTTTTAATCCTTTGATTACTGACATCTGTTTTCTCCTTAATATTTGCTCTGTAAATGAGCCTATTCTATTGTAGCATTGTGACTACTAAATTGTCAAATCCATTTACAAAGTTTTTCAAATCCTGCTTTGAAAGATCTGAAACGTCCTTAACCATTGTTGGTAGATTTGCAATAATGCACTTCCCTGGTCCAAGATCTGTCATTAGTTTATTTGACATATTCTTACCAGCCTCATCGTTATCTCCTAAAGCAATTACCTGATTAAAATATTGCTTTAAAAGTTTTCTTTGTTCTTTTGATATGGTTGCTCCTAGGGTGGCAACAGCATGACCACCTGCTTGCTCTATCATAATTGCATCAAAAGATGACTCTACTACAAATATCTTATCTACTCTTTTATTACGCCAAAGATTAAACAAAGTTTTGCTCTTGGGCAAGTCAGTAGAGTTTTTAAATCTTTTTCCTTCTATTGATCTACCAACAAATCCTAAGTAGTATCCATCTGGGGAGTGAACTGGAACTATAACCATGTCTTGTGTTGTTGAATATCCTAGTTTATATTTGTCTACACTATCTTTGGTTATGCCCCTATCTTCAAAATACTTTATGGCTCTAGGGTTTACAAATACATTTTTATACAATTTTTCTATTAACTCTTCGTCAAATTGTTTTAATTCATTTTTCTTTTCTAATGTGCTAGATAATCTTTCTAACAAGTTTCTATCATCTTTATTAGAATCTATAACTCTTATTGCTTCAAAGTATGACTTCTTAGATATTTGCATTATTACTTCTTCTAAAGTCTTAGATTCTTGACACGAGAAACACCAGAATAATCCTGTTTCTTTTGATACCTCGCCTGCGGGAGATCTGTAGTTAT